AAATTATGTGAAATGTAGTTTTTGAGCTGTGCTTTCAACTTTGTGGAGAATCCGTTTGACTCGGTGAGAGATGGTAGACCGCTCCCAGCCGAACTCCGCTGCAATGTCGATTTGCGGGACCTGGTCGATCAGGTAGCGCCGGGCAATGTCCGTATCGTCGTTCCCAAGATTAGCTTCCAGGATGGCCGTCTCCATCTCGGAGCGCATAAGGCCATCCAGGCTATCCGGTAATCTGACACGGGCAGTTGCCACAGTTTCACGTCCTTCCCATCAGCTTCCAAAACCGATACAGCATCGTACACATCTGCTGCCGGGTAACGGGCTGGGAGAGCATTAGGTCCTCCTCGCTGTTGCCCGTCAGGATGCCGTTTGCAATGGCCCATTCCACGCCCTCCTTGTGGGCGGGAGACGGTGTATTGTCCATGATCTTGACCTCCAGTCTCTTCTTGAACTCTGCCCACTTCTGGGCGTTCACCAAGTACGACGGGCAATGTTTCCCAGTCACATCAAAGTGACGGTACACGTTCTCAATGGGGATGCCGTACTTTTCCATCAGTGCCCGGCCCAGAGCGGCAGCGTTGGCAAGGGTTGCCTCGCTGGCCTGATAGACACCGTTCCGGATGGTGTCACACATCTCAATGGAAAGGCTGTTGGTGTTGGTGATAACACCATACATGGTGCCGCCACCAGTCTTGTCAGCGTTGGCGTACTTGCTGCCGCCGACGGACCATGCCACTTTTAGATCAGGCACAGACCGCCAGACTGTAGTATCATCGACAAAGTAGTGGGCGCTGGCCTTGACGATGTTGTTCTGAAAATACTTTGCGTTGTTTGCCGCCCTGTCCCCGTCATTTCCAGTGTAGTGGTACACTAGATACCGGATTTGGCTGGCGTTCCGGGAACCGCCATAGTTCCCGGAGTTCGCCAGCTGCTCCTTTATCGTGTAGCTCATTTACTGTCACTTCCCAGCTGCTTGATTACCTGGTTGGCTCCGGTAGCAGCCAGGCCGCTCACAATGCCCACAGCCGCCGCGGTGATGTAGTCCGTGGCCGGGAAGTCAGGCATGAGGAACATACCTACCACACCCAGCACAGCACCGCAGACACCGCAAATGATGGGGATGAACTTGCTGTCCAGAGAGGACGCTTTCACGCCCTGCCCAATCAGCAGGCAGATGATGGTGATAGCCGCCACGCCTGTAATTCCGAGAGAAGAAATGTCCATACTCAGCCCTCCGGTTCCACCAGGGTGTCGCCCTTCAGTTCGTACTTCTTCCCTGCGATGTACACGTAGGCGGTCTCGGCGCCCATGTTCACATCCACGGTCTTGCCGTTCACCACATGAACCTTCTCCAGGCAGCCTACTCCGTGGTCCATCAGGCCATAGCCGTTGACGGTGTCGGGGGTCTCCCCTGCCGTGGTCGCCACGAACTCCTCCTGAGTGATGACATTGCGGTTGGGGTCCAGGGTAAAGCCCGCCTCCGCCTCCCTCATCGCCTCATTCGCCTCAGGCAGGGTCATTTCGCCAGTGGTGTACTTGTTCAGAATTTCGTTGGTAGTCATAAGTAAGCTCCTTTCAAATTACAGCCCAATGCGGGCCAAAATAAACGCAATCACAGCCGCCAGAACCGCCCACACGGACTTGTCCACGATAGCTTCCCACCGCTTTTTCGGCTTGGCCTGCTCGGCCTCCTGCCATGCGATCAGCCGGTCCAGCTTCTCCATGATATTGTCGTACTGCTCATTCCGGGCGGCCTCCGCCTTTTCCAGTTCCCGCATCCGGTTAAAGAGTTCTTTGTGGGTGCTGCGGGATGCCTCCCGCCATTCCGACATCTGCTTTTCCAGCATGTTGGCTTTCTGGAGGCCCAGGCAGTCCCTTTGCGGGTCCAGAATACACTTCTCGTCCATTGGGACCTCCTTACTCTGCCGACTCCGCAGTCAGCATCTTACTGAGGGCGCTGTATTCCTCCGGGGTCAGCCTGTCGGCGGCGAGATACACGTCCATCTTCTCCTGAAGGCCGTCAGTGCGGCCCCGGTCAATCAGCAGCTTGCAAAGATTGTATACAGTTGTCATGGTCCTGCTCCTTTCTTGTCATACAGTGGTTGTGGTGAGTTCCAGCATACACAGGCGTTCCTCATGGTCTGCCAGCATATCAAGAGTAATGTCCTCGGCTCCCGGTCCCGGCTCCGGCTGTCCATCATCCTCCACGGTAATCTGCCCTTGATAGGCTTCAGCTTGTGCGATGGCGTAAGATGCCTCCGTGTAGGGCATCGTAACACCGGAGAGCACCGTCTCGATGTCCGGCTCCTCAGGGGTGCCGTGGTTGATCTCTGTCGCCAGCTGGTATTTGATGATCTTCATGGCGCCCTCCTCAATCGGTTGTTTTTATGTAACGCAAGACAAGATATACATAGCTTCCGGACGCATCCGTATTTGTCGTGATCCGGATAATTGAGGCATTGATCAGAATATTGTCAAGCGCAGGGGCTTCGATCAGATTGGCGCCTCCCATCATCCCTGTATATGAGACGAGCTGGCTGAAATCTTCTATCCCATGAGAGACTTCTTTGTATGTGGCATTTGGTGCCTGACCGAAATTGATTGCTTTGGCATACACAGGCTTTCCGTTGTATCGCTCCACGGTGCGGTACTCGACGCCCAACTGCATGGGGGGATTTAACCAATCGTCCAAAGCTTCTAATGTTTCTCCAGGCGGCGCATCCTGGACAGATGTCGGCACCTGCGGAACAAGCTGAGATGGGTCGGATAACCCTAAGATAAAGCTGGAATTTATGAAGTTTTCCACGTTGATAGCATAGTGGATATCAAGTGCCACCTCATTTTCCGACAAAGACATCAGCCTTAGAGCGTCGATGGGATATGTTCCTGACTTATACGATGAATCCAGGATTGTGATGCGGCGTGCATAGCCTGTTGTTGTTACAGATGCCAAAATAGTGCTGGGGCCATTAGCTGCGTGGTTGTGCCCGACGCTCACGATAAAACTGTCTGGCCTACTGGTATTGCCATGGATTACGGCAATCCTGTACCATCCTGCTGCAGAAACCGGTCCTGGCTTGCCCAGGATGCCGGGCGCCTTATTAGCCAAAGCCGCCGCAACGGTCTCCGCCTCCGGCTCCCCACTCACCGGGATCTGTGTGGCGTTGTAGTCCCCGGCCTGGGGCACCACCACGCCACGCCGGCCGTTGAAGGAGGTCACGCCACCAGCCAATCCTTCAGACACTTTTTTGACAGCCGCATCAATTTCTTCTCCACTGTAAGCACTGGTGTAATACTCGGTAGGCGGGGCCGTGATTGCTGCCATCTGTTGTTCGAGTTCAGCAACTTTTGCAGTAAGTTCTTCAATTGTTGCCATTTGTACCTCCTCAAGTGATAAATCTTCGGCCATACTTGTCCAAAAACCACTTCGTATCCGAAGTCACCAGCGGCCCGCGTTCCTGTGGAACGCGTCGGCTGATGTACAGGATGATACAGCCATCTCCGCCAGGGCCCCCAGGACCGCCATTACCGCCTATTCCCCCGGTTCCAGCGGTGATTGATACCGTGTAATCCGAGGAATCCGTGGAGCCGACGGCAAGCCCTCCTGAGCTGGCACCGCCGCCGCCATAACCGCCGCGGCCGCCTTTTCCATATTGGGTAGGCTTTTTTGGCGTCAGGGTTGGTGTCGCGCCATTTACACCAGATGCAGCAGTAGCCTTAATTGATGACGAGCGTACAGACACTGATGCATCGGGCCCGGGGCCGTTACCATTTTTACCAGCAGCTGCACCTGCACCTAAACCTCGACTATACCAAATGTAAGCGCCGTCATTCTCTCGTGCCTTCATAGCGACACGTTCTGGATCATCTGTATCGGATTCTGTCAAGCCTCCGTTCCAAGTGTTGCCGTCCTCGTCGGTAACGTTTTCAGCGGGGTCAAAGAGCTGAACAGTATCACTGTTGATGGTTGTGACTTTGGCCGCCTTCCCCGCGCCCTTGCCTCCGGGGATTCCCTGGTCACCGATTCCTCCGTATTTTTCCCCGGTGATGGGATCTGTGTATCCATCCTCCGAGGCTTGTGCTCCAGCTGTGGTTGCAGCGCCGAGTTCTGTGTCGCTGCCGGCAGAGCCATCCGGATCATCCGGGTCATAGGCAGCACCCAGGCCACCTACGCCGCAGCTGTATACAATAGAGTCTATCCCGGAGATATCCAGGGTTCCTTCAAGGATTCTGGCCCCCGCGCCCGGAGCACCGCCGTTTCCGCCTGCACCGCCGTTCGCAAGTCCGCAGCCGCGTAACTGGTTCTCAAATGGTGGAGGATTGGTCCAGGATACAGACGGTGACGTGCCAACATCCCCACCTTTTTGCCCGCAATGTCCTCCCTGGGCCCCGCTAATCAAAACATAGCGGATCAAAGTAGTCCCAGCCGGGATTTGGTAAGTTCCCGACCCGGTGAGCACGATGCGTTCATCAAATGTTTTGAAATCATTAACTTGCGACGGAATAAATCCAATTCGCATTTCGGCATTCGCTTTCAGCGTTGAGGACATGTTTACATCCATTGACTCAATACAAGCAGAA